AGGTGTAACAGGGGTAAGAATAAACCTTGCAACAGGCACTGCTAATGTGATATCATGGAACCCGATAGTTCCAGGGGCTACTGGTACCTGGGTACCTATTGACCCGAACAATCCGTAGGAGAAATATATGGCGTCAAGTACATCGAGCGATTTAAAACTAGAATTAATTACCACAGGTGAAAAGTCAGGTACCTGGGGTACAATTACAAACACAAATTTACAAATATTAGAACAAGCATCATCAGGATACTTATCTTTAGATGTAGCATCTAGTGATGTAGCATTGTCTTTAGCAAACCATGCTACTGCAAATGGTAAAAATTTATACTATAAATTAACTGGCACACTGGCTGCAAATAGAACAGTAACTATGCCGGACTCTGCTGAAAGAGTTTTTATTGTAGAAGATGCAACAACTAGATCATCTTCAAATTATACACTTACAGTTAAAACTGTATCAGGGACCGGGCTAGCTTTACCAGTAGGATCAACGACAGTCTTATATTCTGATGGCACAAATATTACAGGTAAACTACAAACTAAAGGGTACCATACACCAAGCGCTACATATACTGCAGTCAATGGAGATCAAGTTTTAGTAAATACATCTGGGAGTGGTATTAGTGCTGCAGTTACAATAAATTTACCAGCCTCACCTTCTATTGGAAATGAAGTTACATTTATAGACAGTGGAAACAATCTTGCATCTAACAATTTAACTGTTGGTAGAAATGGATCAAATATAAACGGTGCTGCTGCTAATTTAGTTGTCTCAGCAAATGCTTCAGCTTTTACATTAGTATATGTTAATGCAACATTAGGCTGGGTATATAAAGACAAAATATAGGAGCTAACGAATGGCTCTACTTGATTTTAAATTCTTACCTGGAATCGATAAACAGAATACAAGCGTTGGTGCTGAACAACGTTGGGTCGATTGTGATAATGTAAGATTTAGATATTTACTACCAGAAAAAGTTGGTGGTTGGTCCTCACTAGTTACAGACACCATAGTTGGTGTTGCTAGACGTCAGTTTGCATTTGTTGATATAGCTGGTAATAGATACGTCGCTATTGGAACAGATAAATTTTTATTATTATATTTTGAAGGTCAACTACATGACATCACACCTGTAAAAGCAGCTTTGTCTGGTGCAACGATTGCAACTACAAACGGTTCAGCTATTTGCACTATAACTAAATCTACACATGGATTAGTAGCAGGTGATATCGTACAATTTAATAGTGTAACATTACCAAGTGGTACAGGTTACTCTGCATCTGATTTTGAAGATAAAAATTTTCAAGTAACATCTGTTACATCAAGTTCTGTGTTTACAGTTACACAAAGTTCTAATGCAACAGGAACTGTAAGCACTGGCGGTAGTATAGAATTAATTCCTTACGAACCTGTAGGTCCTGCTGCACAATCATATGGTTATGGTTGGGGAACAGATACTTGGGGAGCAGGGAACTGGGGTGAAGCATCTTCTGCGAACGATATAACACTAGAACCTGGACTATGGTCGTTAAGTAATTTTGGAGAAGTCTTAGTTGCAACGATTGCAAATGGTAAAACCTTTACTTGGAATGCTGGTGCTACTAATCCATTAACTGTAAGAGCGTCTACATCTACATCAGGATTTGCAACTACAAATAATCCAACGGCTACAAGGGTAACATTAGTATCACCAACAACACGTCACTTAATTCATTTAGGTACAGAAACAACTATTGGAACTTCATCAACACAAGATGATATGTTTATTAGGTTTTCAGAACAAGAAGATATAAACGATTATACTGTTACTGCTATTAATACTGCAGGTACACAAAGATTACAAGACGGCACAAAAATTATTGGAGCATTAAAAGCTAAAGAAACAATTTTGATATGGACTGACAACGCATTGTACACTATGAAATTTATTGGTGCACCTTTTACATTTGGTTTTGAACAGGTAGGAACTAACTGTGGACTAATAGGTAAAAATGCAGCTGTAGAAATAGACGGTGTTGCATATTGGATGTCACCTAATGGTTTCTTTGCATTTGATGGTACTGTTAAATCTATACCATGCACAGTGCAGGATTATGTATATGATCAAGCAGACACTACAAAAGGTCAACAAGTGTATGCAGGATTAAATAATCAATACACAGAAGTAATTTGGTATTATCCATCATCTAGCTCTGAATATAATGATCAATACGTTGTGTATAATTATGGTGAGAGCAGTGTTAGAACTGGACCAGTTTGGTATATTGGAACAGAAGCTAGAACGACATGGATTGATGCAACTGTATATCCTACACCTTTTGCAACTAAATTTAATGATAGTGCATCAGGCACATTTCCAGTCATTGTAGGAGAATCAGGGCTCGGGCAAACTACATTATTTGAACATGAGGTAGGCACAGATCAAGTAAACCCTGATGGTAGCACAACAACAGTAACATCTTTTATAAAATCTTATGACTATGATTTACAACAAAGAATGAGAGGCCAAGCATTTGCTGTGGCTGGTGATGTATTTTTAGCTGTTAGAAGATTTTTACCTGATTTTAAAGATTTAGCTGGTAATGCAAAAGTAACATTAGCTGTTAAAAGATATCCTTCAGATTCACAAACAACAAGCACTTTGAGTCCATTTACAATTACTGCAAGTACTGATAAAAAAGATACAAGAGCACGCGGAAGATTTGTAAATATAAAAATAGAAAATGATGCCGTATCGGAGTCGTGGAGATTTGGCACATTTAGGCTAGATGTACAACCGGATGGTAGAAGATAATGGCTAAAATAGTAGTAAGATTACCTGAACCAAAAGAAGAATACGATATATCTAACCAAAAACAAATTAATAGAGCTGTTGCTCTTATAGTAGAGCAATTAAATTCAACGTTCTTAGATGAACAAAAACAGGAGCAAGAGAGGTTCTCTTGGTTTATAAGTGGCTAACGTATATAGAAACGCAAAAGTAGATCTTACAACTACAGATAATACTACAGTTTATACAGCTCCTAGTAATTCTAGAGCGATTATAAAAAATATTTTAATATCTGATGACTCAGGTAATGGAGATAGTATTACTGTTACTTTAACAGATGCAAGTGCAGCAATATTCTCTCTTTTTAAAACAAAAACAATTGGTGCAAATGCAACTACAGAGTTGATAACACAACCAATTATATTACAAGAGAGTGAGATATTAAAAGCACAAGCAACAACCGCAGGTAGATTACACATAGTAGTTTCTCTGCTAGAAATAAATAGGGATTAATATGTTTATAGAAGAAGGTGAAGTAGCATATACATACATAAATGGTAAGAAGGTACCAGTTGTAAAATGTGAAACTGAAGTAGTTTTAAGAAATAAAGAAACAGGTTATGAGTATGGTTCTGATAAAGAAGCAGAAGATGATATTGCAAACCCAGATACAGCTACACAAAAAGAACATGTAGTTAGATCTGTTAAAGTAAAAGTAGCAGCGATGCCACCATTAGGTGCATCGTCAGATGAGGACAAAGACAAAAAATGATTTTAGATCCAATAGATCAAAGAATAAGAGATCAAGGTTTTAATTTTGTACCTTTTAATAGGTTCTTAGCGTCTCCTTTTCAAGCCCCAACAGGTGAAGAAGCAGAAGGAAATGTAGCTCCTGGGATTCCTGCAATTTATCAAGCGAGAAGTAGTGGTGTAGGAAGTGGTGGAGCATACACTGGTGGAATAGATGATTTAATACGAAACTATGAATTAGATACAAGAAATCAATATTTTGGTAGTCAACCAACACCGCTTGTAAATGATTTACGTCAAAGTAAACTTGATAAAACTTTTATGGGTTTTCCAAGTTATAGAGAAATAGATCCAATAGGTCCTTTTACTCCGTATAATCAACCAATGGATATGAGTGATCCAGGTGCAAGTATAGAAAATATTATAGCATCACAAAATGTTCCTTTAGAATTAACCACAGCTGGTAAAATACAAAGTGGTTTGGGAAATATAAAAGATACTGCTAGTGGCATAATGAGTAATATTAGAGGTTTTGGTCCTATAAGCGCAATATTAGGATCAATGGATAAATTTAATACATTACCAGCAATGGACCAAGAATTTATAAAAAGAAACATGGGTTATAGAGGTCCAACAGTATTTGGAGACAATGCATCAGGATTAAATAAAGATCCGTTTGGAATTAATACTAGATCTGCATTCGGTAATTATGCGGAGTTTGTAGGTAAAGAAGCAGAAAAACTTGGAGATACTTTAAGTGCAACAGGAAAAGTTGGGTCTAAATTTGCTGGAGCAAAATTTAATCCTGCAACAGGGCAGTTTGAAATTGATGAAACCTCAAATGTAAATTTAACACCTGCACAATTAGCTGCAATAAATAAAAGAACTAATATGTTAAGACAAAGATTTAACTTCTACACACAAAAAGAAAAAGAACGACTAGATATGATTGAACAAAACAAGAGAAATCAAGAAGCCGAAGTAGCAAGAATGCAAGATGAAAACAGAGCTAAAGGTACAGGTGGTTATCAAGCTGGTTATGATTCTGATTTTATGGAAGGACCAGGTGGTGGTAAAGATATGGGTGGTGGGTTTGCAGGTCAAGGTAGTGGATCTTTAGGCCCTGCAGGTGGGCAATCGTCTGGCGGTAATTATGGTGATCTATCTAGTACCATGGGTTCATTTATGGACGGTGGTATAGTGGATCTTGTAGATATTTATGATTGATTATAGGAGAAAAAGACAATAAAAAGGTAAGATTATGGCAATTTCAAGAATGAATATGGAAAGACAAATGCGTAATATGGGTGGTATTATGGGTCTCGAAGACCAGAGACAAGGTTATTTTCTAGGTAAATTAGTTAAGAAAGCAACAAGAGCAGTTAAGAAAGTTGCTAAATCACCTTTAGGTAAAGCCGCATTAATATATGCAGGGACAGCTGGATTGGGATCTCTTGGAGCTGGAGGCGGTTTTGGAAGTTTATTTAAATTAGGAACTTATGCACCAAGCGCAGTGCTGGGTAATTTAGGTGCTGCTTTTACAAAAGGTAGTGCTTTATCTAAAAGTCCATTTAGTAGTTTATTTTTTGATCCTAAAACAGGTGGTTTTAGTTTAGGTAGGACAGCACTTACAGGTTTAGGTGCTACAGCTATTGCTGCACCATTCTTAATGGGTGGTGATGAGGAAGAAGTTGACGAAGGCACACCATTTACAGATCCACAAGCAAGTATTGAATCGATTAGACAACAAGCTAGAGATTATTATCAAGACCCTACACGATCTGCATTATATTTTATGCCTCCTAAATCTGCTGTAAGATTTGGTGGAGCTTTTGCAGGTGGTGGATTAGCTGACATACCAAGAGGAGGATATGCAGAAGGTGGTTTAATGGATTTAGGTGGTTTAGAAAAAGATTATAGAGAAGGTGGCTTTGTGCCAATAGGAGCTGAAGAAAGAGCTGACGATGTACCAGCTAGACTTAGCAAGAATGAATTTGTATTTACAGCAGAAGCTGTAAGAAATGCAGGTGGGGGAGATATTGATAAAGGTGCAGAAGTTATGCAGAATATGATGGACAATCTAGAAGCTGGTGGTAATATATCAGAAGAGTCCCAGGGCAAAGAAAATCCTGCACAAGCAATGTTTGACCAAGCACAACAATTGGAGAGTAGAATAGTATAATGGCATTACCAGATTATTTACAAGATACCGCTAAAGATTTTGCCCGTCAGCTGACGGCCGCAACATCTGCACCTATTGATGTAAGCAAGTTTACAGGTAGAGGTTTTGTTGCAGGAGAAGATCCATTACAGACACAAGCTATTAACCTTGCAACACAAGGCATTGGTAGTTTTCAACCATTTCTACAACAAGCACAACAACTAACGGGACCTGGAGCAGGGACCGGGGTTGGATCAATTGCATCGTTTATGTCACCTTATCAACAAGGTGTAATAGATGAAACACTAAGACAGTTTGATGAATCAAGAGCAGCTGGTATGCAAAGAATTGGTGATCAAGCCCAACAACTTGGTGCATTTGGTGGTGGTAGACAAGGTGCATTAGAAGGACAATATATGGCAGACACTACAGCAGGTAGAGCAGGTCTCGCTAATACATTATTAGCACAAGGTTTTCAAGATGCAGCATCTAGAAGAGCACAAGGACTACAAGATCAGTTTGCACTGTCTAATTTCCAAAGAGCGGGTCAAGCTGCAGATGTAGCTAATTTAGGTCAACTTGGTGCATTTAGACAAGGTTTAACTCAATCACAATTACAAGCAGATCAAGATCTTGCAAGAACAGGAGCATATGAAGGTATGCAAAGACTCCAACAATTTGGAACAGGTTTAGGACAATTATCTGGTTTTGGAACACCAGCAACACCATTACCAGCATCTCCTAGTCCATTCTCTACGGCTTTAAGTACAGCTCTTGGTATCGGCGGATTGTTTGGCAAATTTAGGAATTAATTATGAGACCATTGAATAGACCAATGTTTAGATACGGCGGCCCTATCAAAGAGGGTATTATGCAAGGTATGAAAGAACCACAAGCTATCAACACTGTTGGTAATAATGCTAATAGAGATGCAATGGGTAGAGAAAAACATGCTTTCTTTGTTCCTTTTATGGGTTTGCTCGGTCAAGGAGCTAGAATGGCATTAGCCCCTCTCGGTAGATTTGCTATGAGAAAAGCAGCAGGACCTAATCTTCCAACGATAGGTGGTAAGAGATTATTAACTATGACAGGAGGTAAACCACCTCCAATTCCTGCAGGAGTTGGTCCAGAAAGAATGATATTTAATCCAACTGGTTTTGGTAAATATATTCTAGGTTCACCTGAGGCAAGAGCCATAGGAGCAGTAGCTAAAGGCTCTGGTAAAATAGGTGGCACTATTAAAAAAGTAGGAACAGGTCTTGCTAAATCTCCATTAACAGTAGGGTTTTTAGGTTATCAAGGATTAAAAGCACTTGGTCCAGATGAAAAGCCAGGAGAAGCAGCAGAAGCTGAGGAAGTGAAAGTAGTTGATAAAATAGGAGCAGGAGAAGGTACAACAGGTGGCAGTGTTACTGACGATCCTGACAAAGCAAAACAAATTCAAGAAGATAGAATAGCAAAAACTAAAAAAAGATATTACGAACTTATGGGTCTAGACAAAATGAAAAAAGATGCTGCCTATGATTCATTAATAGATGCAAGTAAAATTGTTCAAGAACAAGGTGGAGATCTTAAAGGTGCAATTAAATCTGGTACTTTACAATCTCAAATTATAAACGCTATCTCTAAAAACTTAGATAAATCTGCTGATATTAAACGACAGATAGATGCTGCGATATTAAAAGGTGAAATACAAAAAGATATTGCATCAGCGGATACAACAGATAGAAGATTAAAAGAAGCTAAGATCAAACAATTAAATAGAGCAGAAAAACAAG